CCATAATTATATCCCCAACTTGGCACGAACTTCTTCTTCGGTCATGCCGTGAATTTTTGCAGTGTGCGCTATATCTTCATCGGAATAATTTTCTTTTGCACCAACCGCATTTTTAGCATTTTTAAGAATTTCTTTAGGGTCTATAATGCTGTCAGCATATTTTTTGCAAGCAGCTTCTGATGCTTTTGGATTTTCTCGTTGATATTCAGCTTCCAATTCTAAACGTTGCGTTAACATATCATTTAAATATGTTATAGCTGCTGCTTTACCTTCCATAACTTCCAATGTATCGCCTAAATGCGGTTTAGTACTCTCAACAAGTTGTTGTTCACCTGGTCTAAAAGCACCTTTAAATTGTTTAGACATTTGAGTAACAACATTTCCAATCGATGTTTTAAATTGACCAATTAAATATTTTCTTTCTGCACTTCCGGGTCCAGATTCATTTTCAAAATATCGTAATTCTTGTTTACCAAGTAAAGGATTTTGTCTCATTGCTTTAAATTCTGGGTTTGCAATAATAGAATTCATAAAATTTAAATTATCTTTAGATTCATAAGCTTGTGCTAATTCTTGTTCTTTTTTATTAAGTCTTTCAGCGCTAGATTTACCAAGTTCTTTATTAAATTCCTCTTGAAAAGAATCAGGGCCAACAGGACCTAAATCAAATATATTTCCATTAATAACACTATATAAATGACCATCTTTTTCAAAAGATTTTGGTGGACTTAAACCCAAAACTTTAGATTCTAATTCTTGTTGTAAAAAATTTACATTTGAATTGTCATTTCTAGACGGTTGTTGTAATTGTTGCTGGATACTATTTGATCGGTCTGTTCTTGGAATTGCATTATTCATTGGCATTTGCTGTTGTTGCTGTTCTTGCAATTGAATCTGATCTGGCATGGGTTGGCCATACAAACGATTTAAACCCCTATCCATTAAATAATTTTGATTTTGCACTTGTTTGGTTTGAGCTTCCAATAAAGGGCTTTTAGCTTGTTGTTCTTTAAGTAAAGCTGCTAGCATTTCTGGACGAGCACGGGCTTCTTGACCCATTTGTTGGCCGCCATAGAAAGCTTTAAGCAAGTTATTCATAACAAATTCATTTTCATTGGGCGCTGCATATTGTGTAATAGGAAAACTCATTATTAACCCCCCATCATCATCATTTGTAAGGCTTGTGTAATATATTTACTCATATCATTATTGTTTTGATTGCCACCTTGGCCATTACCTTGATTATTGTTAGGTGCAGAAAATGCAGTAGCCGCAACAGCACCCAAAGGTCCTAAGATAGATCCAGCATTAAACATATTTTGATATTGACGATTGTTGTAAGCAGTATTAGCTTGCTGTGCTAGACCATGTGAAATATTACTTGATTGTAATTGCGCAGCAGGTAACCCAGCGTTATAAATACCAAGATTGTTTTGTTGATAATCTTGAAATCCTCTATGAGCTATACCTTGAGCTGCTTCCATAGCATCATATTGATGTTGCAATGAACCACCCATGCCTCCAGCATTTGCTGCTTGCTCAGCGGCTTCCAAAGCTTTAGAAAGTTCATAAGTATATTGAGGCGATTGCTGAAATCCTTGAGCAAATTGGTTTTGCGTTTGACCAGGATTTTGCGCATTTTGTACGTAATTTTGTAAAGGCGCATTAGCTTCAGGCACAATACGTTCTTGATATTTCATGGCTTCTTTAGCGGGATTTTTCCAGCCTAAGAGTTTTTCTAAAGGGTTTGACATAACAGTAAATTCCTTATAAGTAAGCAAATGTCTTCCATGACACAGTATCAATAATTAATGCTTCATTGGGATTTGAAGGAACGGTATATGTAATAACAAATTGTTTTGTAACATAATTATTAACATCATAGGCAATCATTCCCGAAGGGTCAAACACCTCTAAAGGAAAAACACCGCCGATATAGGGCGTGTAAGCGGCAACAATTGCATCAAAATCTGTGGATAATAAACGAGGGATAATCAATCCTTCTTGCCTAAACACCGATTGCAATGTTTGAAACAATTGCGACAAACCTAACGACCAAAGCTCAGTGATATTACCGTTATCATCTAAAAATTGCTGTTCTCTAGGTAAATCTGGAAAAAGCGCTTGTTGATTGTTATCTAAATCTGACATGGCTCATGGAAAGAATGAAGAATATCTCCAGTATAGATGATTATAATCTACAATTAACTTCGCCTTGAAAAATAACAACACGCCCTTTATTTGAGAATCTAAATCTTGCAACAGCATCATTAGCAACACCTAGTGACCACCATTGCAATTTATTTCTATAACGTCCAATGCCTGGCAAAATTTGAGCATAATCATTAGACCACGATTCACCGCCATCATAACTTAATGATAAATCTACACGAGGCCTAGAAAGCAACCCGTAACCCGTATTACCTTCTTGTTGATACGTTAAAGTCTCACCAGATTGTGTCGTTAATGTTTGACTTGACTGTGTTGTTTGTATAAGTTTTCCAAGGGATTGTTGATTGTAATCGGTTGTTCCTGTTTCAATCGTGAAACCAATATCATTAATAATTTGATAATCTTGAGAGGGTAACCGAATATTTGCGCAAATGCGTTCACGAGGAATAATGGCTTGTGTAATAATATCATTATTAACAACATCATAAGTATAAATTTGAGTATCAAGAACATAAATATTAGCATCGTTTTTTGACACAAAATAATATTGATTATTAAAAAAAGCTACACTAGAAGCAATAAAATAATTACCTTGTTCGTCTGTAGCGTTATAAAACATTTCAGTATTAAAATCGTATACTAACGTCATATTATCTGTATAAAAATTAATATGATAAAACAAATGGCCATCTTGTCTAAATAAAAATGCTTGCGAATCTTCAGGTTTTTCAAAGGTACTAAATAAATAATCAATACCATCAGTTGTTAACTTTTTTGGCATACCGCCATTGGAAGAAAGTATAATGGGCCCAGATTGTTCATTTTGAGCAAGCCAAACAACAAGTTCATCAAGATACGCCACGCTTGCTGGAGAAACACAGCCATAATCAATGTTGAATTGATTGTTGCGCTGGTACGGGAAAAATCCTTGTGAACCTGTATAAAACCACGACTCAGTAACAATGTTTCCCATAACAAAAATCATATTACCTTTTGAGGGAAATCGCACGACTGCTTGTGTGTTGTCAGGTTTAGTTTGTATTAACCCTACTCTAGAAGGTGTGGGATTAAATAATAACCCATTATTGGACTGCGATAATCTCCACGTGTTATTTGCATTAGGAGATTTTCCGGTAATCGTAGATGTATCATTACTTGCGGCTAAAATAAAATAATTTTGATGGAAAGTTAAATAACCCGGTGTAAAATTTAAACTAATGTTTTGAAAAACTGTTGAGCCATTAGGGTCATAAAGATAAAAATTATAATTATCTGAAAATCCAATTTGAGCGGCATTATTTTCTGCAATATAAACAACACCTGTTTGAGTTTGTAATTGCCCAATAAATTGAACAACTCCCACCGTAGGCGTTTGTGTTGCTTGATTATAATTAATGTTTACTTTGTAAATATTTTGAGAGACAACAACAATAAGACAATTAAGTTTTGTTGACGTAAAAAGAGCACGGCCTGTTGAAACATTAGTAAAATAATTTTGCGCCAACAACGCTATTTTATACCCAGCGTATGGCACTAAAGCCGTATCTGAAATATAAAGATTTGTTGTTTTTTCAGAAGAAATTTTAGCATAACGACCATAGATACTCGAACCAACAATGTTTAGCGTATAATTTTTAGTATTTTCTGGCCGTGTAAAACTCATAAATATTATTCAATCAGTAAATATGTTTAACAGTATAGACTACAGAAGGTACCCTCTAAAAATGCACGTGAACGAAACCTCTGAAAAATGCACAGGGGAAAAATTCTTATTATTTTTTAAAAAAACTTAGCGCTCATTTTCTAAATTTCTAATTTCATCTTTTGTTTCTATCCATTCTTTGTGTCTTTCATTTACATAAAATTGGCATTTAACTAACTCTTCAAGATTTTGTGTAATTGCTTTGTTAACATTATCTTTCATCTCGATTGCTGTTGTAAGTCCAGTATCTTTTCTTTCTAAATCGTTTTTTAATCGTTCAATTTTTTTTAAACGTCTAATTTCTGTTATAGCTGCGTTATATCTAACACACATTATATATAAAATGATTAGTAATGAGGTCAACAATACTGTTAAATAAAAAATGTTATTTGCGTTTAAAGTAAATGTCATTGTTGTCCCTTTAATTTGTTTAATGTCTTTTGTTGTAATTCGTCAAAGTCTAACCTAATTTTGACAGTTTTAACTTCTAAATCAGCAAGATATTTTTTATGAGCTTTTTTAACTATTGATTTATATTTTTCTTTTATTAAAAACAGTTCATACTCAAAAAAAATTATCAATTCTTTTAATGCACGTTCATCTTTTTCTATATTGTCGATTTTTGTTTTACAAAAATTAACTTTGTATTTACCAATTTCAAAATACAATCTATTGAGCAAACGCTTTGTCTGTGATGTGTATTTTTTTTTAATTACACTATTGTTCATTTTTACTTTTTTTTTCCAATAAAACTTTTATGTGACTCTCTGTAAGCTCTAACATCACATTTAATTGACGCTTAATGGCTTTTAAACCCTCTAGGTCTTCTTCATTATTTTGTATGCGTTCAACCATTAAATTTAATTTTACGTTATCAGCCCAAGCTGGAAGAATTTCAATTATTTTTTCAGTTTTAGGAATAAACCATGATTTAGAATCTTTATCGTAAGCTCGGCAGTTTACAATCATTGATGTGTAAGTTTCTTTGCTAAATAATGTAAGAAGTAATTTAGCTCTAGAGTTTAAAAAATCTTCTATGGTGAAAATGTTATTTGCGTTTAATGTAGCTAGAATGGTTGAGGATTCTTCTTTTGAGAAATCAAAAAATAGTTTAGAATTAATTGTAATTGTTGTCATGATAAATTTTTATTTCCATTATTTATTGTTTGTTTTTTTAAAATGATTTTCGCAAGAACTTATAATGCGAGACAATCGATGTTTAATTAATTCAAGTTCTTCACTGGTTTTATCAAGGCCTTCGGTATTATTATTATCTATAGATGCTTTTAACATTTTAGCCCATTTTTCCATTGAATTTACTGTTTGTTTAATTGTTAATTCTATCATTATAAATCCTTGTTTTTATTTATTATTCATTACTTCTGATAAGGGATCTTATCAGTAACAATTGTTAACGTTGATTACCAAAAGGATTTGCATAAGCTTTTTGTTTGAGATGTTGCACTTGTTTATCATGTGATGTCAATTGAGCTCCAATAGAATTGTAATCTGTTGTGTCCATTGAAGCGCTAATGATCGATTTGTCTATTAAAGCTAAACGTAAACTATCTGCAACAATATCAGCCAAATCGTCGTGAGCGTGCGATTCGTTTGCTGTTATCTTAACCATATGATTAATAAAACTATTTGTATTACGGGCATGTGCCAGCAAACTAACTCTGCGTTCAGCAATCAACGGCTGAATATCAAGAAATCGCTTTGTTTTACTACCAGATTCTCGTGTACGTTGAATGTCTAAAAGCCTAATACCTCGCATTTCTTTAAGTAACGATAACAATGTCACTCCCGTGGATTTTTTTTCAATCGCTGCAAGTTTAGGTTTGCATTTATGCCGCATGCATTGGGACCAAAAGTCCATAAAAGCATCTTTAAGTTCGTGCGGCTCTATGCGTAGCTCTAACGTATCAATAACATGTACAGCTAATGAATCATCTTCTAATTTATAAACGCCAAAAAAACCCAAAGCAGTAGCATCATTATAAGATTTACTTGTCTCTGCGGTGTCGGCTACAACAAAACTATAAAGCAACGTAGGCTCTACATCTAAAAGAATAAACCAATCGGGTTTATACAATGCACCACCAGCGGGAATAGGCTCTTGCTGATACTGTGATGAGAATACATAAGGGTCAGTCTGCTGTCTTTTTAAAAGCATTTCACGTGAATAAACTTCAGGATAAATAACATTGCCAGCCCCATCAATAGCTTTAAGAATGACAGTTGTGTATTCGTAACCATCTTTTTTGCTAATAAGATGATTAGAAATATCTCCTTCATGTAACCGTTGCCCAATAACAATTAAAGGAACTTTAATACTCCGTAATCGTTGTTGTAATGTTTGTGAAAAGTTATTAATTACTGAATCTCTAATAGTGCTTGAGTGCACATCCACAGCATTGTGCAAGTCATCTACAATAAGCGACCCAGAATATCTATTTAAACCAGGTTCACCGGCCGAGATACCAGTTATTGTTCCGCTCGAGCCAGCAGAAGCTACAGCGCCACCACTTGTTGTTTGAAAGTAATCTTTAGCTTTGGAGTCTTTGCGTACTTGAACATCAAATAAATATTCGTATTGCGAACACATCATAATACGTTTAATCATTTCTGTATTTTTGTCTGAAAGCACTTTAGAGTACGACACATAGATATGTTTAGAGTCGGGATATTGAGCCATTGTCCACGCAACAAACATTTGCATCAATAAAGATTTGCCAGAGCCTGGGGGAGTATTAATCAACAATCTGTGCGTTGGTAGCTCAAGTCTAAAAGCTTGCGTTAAAGCTTTAGCAATCGTGACGTGATGAGATTCTCTTCCCATCGGTTGAGAAATAATAAAGTCTCGTGAAGTCAGCACTTTGAAGAAATATGCTGTAAATTTTAATAGCGAGCCTCTCAACTCAGCCGCTAATTCTTCTTTATCAAATTTAATGTCCATTATGCCTAAATAAGTACCCAGTTAACTTATTTAAACGTAACCTTTTTTATCAGGCAAATCAAATAAGCTAACTAAATACTAGGCAGTAAAAGCATTAGAGAATTAGCGATAAATAATGCAATCACAGGAATAATAACAATTTAAACAAGACCAAGCAAATTATTTAAATTCAAAAAAATAAAAAAGACTAAAAACAACATTAACTTATTAACAAAACTATGAAAATTTAGATAACTAACAAAACATCTGACAAGGAAAAAGATACTTTGCTAAATTATATTAACTCAAAAAGTATTAATTGGCAATAACGCGAACATTTATATATAATGCTATTAGACAAACAAAAATAGCGCATACAATGATTATATTAATTTATTCTTTTTTAGTAATTTTTGCTTTTTGCTGTTTTATTATCGAATTTCAATAATCTTTCTTAAAACGCTCATCGAGCTCACGCTTACGTTGCAATGCTTCAGCATCGAGTTCTTTCGTTGATTGTTCAACGGAATATCTCTCACCGTAGATTTTAGGAACAAGTTTGCTTGCGAGCCATTTTTTTGTATCAATTTCTAATCGTGAACGTTGTACAGCTGATGGATTAGAAATGCGTTTTTTTGTCATGTCGTCAATAAAAGAATCGTCAGATTTATTTTGCGAAATTTCAATGATATCTTCAATAAAAACAGTTATTTGATCTTGTTTAGCTCGTGCGTAAAACTCTGCAAATTTCTTGTGTTTTCTTAGCCACTGATAAATCGTAGAAGGCTTTGGAAAATGCGGATTTTGCTTACAAATTGTTTCTAATCCACAACTTGACGACGCAATAGCCTCACAAACTTCATGAGCTACTTCTTCGCTATATTTTAATCTTTTTACTGTTGTCATAAAAAATTTACTAATTAAATGTATACTCAAAACATAGCTTAATAACGCAATTTAATCAAATGACTTAGCCTTACGTTTTACATATTTTCGCTTTATCATTAACGTTTCTTTTAACGCTTCAAATTCATCAGTTAACATTTTAAGTTCTTCTTGTAATCCATCGCAACGCACACATTTTGCCGGTTTATTCATGCATTCTGGGCAATCAATAGTCATGCCACCTAAGCCAGCAATTTTCTTATTATCAAAACATTTTTTACAAACAACAACCATAAAAACTCATATATTTTATAAAATACTTTCATTAATTATAACACAAATTAATAAACACATTGACATTATATGTTTTTGCTCGTACAATAAACATATAAACAAACACGACAAATGATCACTAAAGAGAACAATAAAATGACAGAAAAATTAGACGACGTAGCGCCTACAATTTTTAGGGCTACAAAGAAGCATTTAGCCAAAATATTTGTTGAAGAATTTACACTAATACAACAACGTTACATTTTAATGTTTTTAGATATGCAACGCACAATGAATCACGATTTGCGAGATACATTTAATCCTCTAAAGGAAGAGCTGGAGCAATTTAATAATGATCGTGTTGATGCTATTCGTGCCAATGAACTCGAAGAAGTCATTTCTTATGAAGATGGATTTATTAAAGATATTCTAGCAAAATATGACTCAAAATAATTTATCGGTAGATGAGCTTCATTTAAGGCTTTCTCCTGCAATTGTCAGAGCATATCTTAAGAATGATTTTCAATTATTTTTGAGAGAGACTCAAGATATACCTGACAATACTTTTTTGTGTTTTTTGATGATTGATCATTTTGAAGCCATGGAAAATCTTTTGGGCTTGGTAGACAACGATAATTGTTTTTTGCATGAAAGAATTCTTTTAGAGAATCAAGATGCATACAACAGATGTTATCCAGCTGTTATAAAATTAACGCAGTCAGGCATTTACGCTAGACAGTTACGCTTGTTCATTAGAAAAAACAGATTGAAAGAAACCCCTTCTATGTATACTGCTAATGTTGCTAAAGAGCCTAGTTTACTAAGCTTTATAAAAAAATTTTATTTGGAGATTGCTGATATGTTTTTGCAAATAACATCAATATGCATCACTGTTCTATTGGTTTGCATTATATTAATGCTTAATTTTGTTATGCTATCTATTGATCGAAAGCGAATTTCAGAAGATCACATTGAGGAAATTCTTGAAAAGATTAAGGAAATAAAAAATGTTTCTTAGCATAATTCTTAATTCTTGGCACATCATTATTCTTGCAACAATTGCATTGTACAACAGTTATTTAGTGTACAAATACAGTATTAAACTACAAAAAATACACGATAAACTTATTGATGCAATGAAACTTATTCACGAAAATGCTAAAACTTGCGGCGAAAAACCTGAATTTTCCTTGGTAGCTAGGATATTAAATAAACAATGTGAAGCAATTATTGAAACTCTTAACATAATTTCGGATTAATAATTATGAACATTGCAATGCCAATTTGTGCAATTCCTGGGTGTCTTAAAAAGCATCATGCAAAAGGTTATTGTCAATTGCATTATGACAAATGCAGACGCAAAGATTGTTCTACAACCAAAGCAAAAGATAAACTCTGTACGCACAGAACTTTCAAGAACTCTGAACAATGCACATTAAAACAATATGCCAAAGATTTATGCAATAAGCATTATCAAACATGGCGTCTCAAAAACAAAAAGGATACATACAATGGAAGTTATTAAACAAAAAATATCAACAATTGTTGAACTTTTAGAAAAATTGATGACTGATTTTAGCATGGTGCAAAAACACAACATGCAAACTTATATAAAAATTGATCGCGATAAAGAAATTGATATTTGCGAACTTATAGAATTTTGCTTAAAAATAGAGCATGCAACGGCTGAAAAAACACTTGAGCAATTTGCTAAAGATGTTTGTTCAAAAAAAACTAAACATTAGTGATGACTCGGCATTTGTCATAATTAAAAATCTAGTGTATTAGTTCTTTTACTACAGGGAGTTTTTAAAGAGTCACGGATGACATTTGCAAATTTAATGATTCACATTCTTCATGAAGATCGCAATCAATGCATTAAAGATAAATATACACAAGCCCAGTGGATTAAAAAAAACGACGAATTACTTATACGCCATTATCACGAAGCACAACTTACTGATTTTGTTAATTATCGCACTGTACGCTTAATCCTAAAAAAATCAGCAAAACAATTCAAAGAACTGCTTAACCGCAACTCAATCGCTAAAGTTCCTTTGCCATCAAAAAAAATTAACGGCGGGCAATACTTTCTTAAAAAATACGTAGAAAATTATCTTAAACATCTATCGCAACCTACGGATAAATGCGATAATGTCATTGATTTCATTTAATAATATTGGAGATTTTTAACGCATGAATACAGTTATTTTACAGGGAAATCTCGGTGCAGATCCAAAAATGTTTAAATCAAATACAGGGTTATCCATTGCTAGTTTTACTTTAGCTACATCAAAAAAACGCAAAGATGGCACAACATTAACTTCCTGGCATAACTGTTCAGCATTTGGTCATACAGCAGAAAGCATTTGCACTAATCTTAAAAAAGGTTCATTTGTGTTGCTCCATGGTGAGCTCAATTACACAAAATACGAAAAAGACGGTCAATCTTTAACTTCTACAAAGATAATCGTAAACTCTGTAGCTATAACGCTACCAAACTCTCATAATCAAGCTTTAATCAATCAGCCTACAGATAACAGCGCAGATACACAAACAAGCCAAAAATCAAATTATAGCGCGATTAAAGACGGTGCTTACAAACCCATGGCCTCTTACGACCTCGAAGACGACGTGCCATTTTAATAGCACTCATCGCCGTTGTATCTCGCAAGATTCCCCTTGGAGTCAAAAATCATGGGTATATTTACATTTATTTTTTCTGATTTCCAAGGTGGCGCATTGGTAAGCACCTGCTGCACACACAGATTGACGTATTTTTCATTCATAATGCCTAACTGCTCGTAATTTTTTTCAAAAAATTCTTTATACCGCTCAATCTCAAATTTTAATTTTTCTGGAGTATCTAAGAGATGCTGTAAAGTATTAATATTTTTATTCAAAAAAACCAATTGCTGGTTAATTCTATTAATGATTTTTTGTTTTATTTTATCGTAAACGTTAAGATTTTCATAAACTACGTCAAAAGGGTCATCATTATCTTTTTCATATTTTGTACGCTCCATGCTATTGCTCCTTTTTAATTGATTTAGTTTGCGGTTAAAAATTTACAAACAATTTCGCTTTGACTGTACGCCAGTATGTTTTAAATTACATTTTGATCAATGTTTTTTGCGTTTTCTTCAAAAAGAGCCGTTTCTTTATTAAATAGCATTATTATTTTTTCTCCGTGTTTTTTTGTCCTGTGTTTTTTTACAAAAAAAGATATTGCTTTGTATTTTTCTGGCATCCCGTATAATTGTGATTGTTCACTTAAAGACACTAAAACGTCTGCATGATTAAATATTTCTTCGTCGTCTTTTGTGTTGCTAAAAACAACAACAGGTAAATTAAAATGAATGGCTAGTTGTTTTAATAGCAAAATTCTTTCTTCTAAACTGTATTTAGGATCTTCACGTTCAGCAATTAAATTGTCTGTAGTAATATTATAAATATGCTCAAAAGCATCAATAATAACGATAAAGTTTTCTTCTCGTAATTTTAATTTTTTTATTTTTATAGAGATGGCTTCAAAGCAATAGACGTCTTCAAATAAAACTAAATTATTTGTTTTTACTAAATCACTAATGCCTAAGCAGTTTTGTAAATCAAAATACAACACATTAAGTTCTGTGTTTTTTATTGATTCTAAACATAGCTGCCTAGCTAAACAACTTTTGCCTATTGATGTTTCTCCTACAAAAAAAGTTAGCTGGTTATTTTTAAAATCACCTATTAATTTATTTAACTTTTCCATTTTTAATCCCTTTTAAATATATTTTGAAGTTTTTTGTTTCTGTTTTCTTGAATTTCGAATAAACCCTTTTCTGCTTTGAAACCTAAAGCAACTGCCCCAGTGCGGCCAGCTCGATTCTTTATAATATTTACCGTCATAACATTCTTCTTAGGGGTCTCTTTGTTATAATATTCTTCTCGATATAACATCATGATACAATTAGCATCTTGCTCTATTGTGCCACAACCTTTTAAGTCAGACATAACGGGCTCTTTATTCTCTCGATGCTCAACATTTCTATTTAATTGTGCTAAAGCTATAACTGGTAAGTCAAAATCTCTCGCTAATTTTGCTAATCCCGAAGAAATAGCGTCTAACTCTGCTGTTTTATTAGCTCCCATTGATATAACGGGGTCTATAATCTGCAAATAATCGACAATAACTAAATCTAATTTCTTGTTTAATTTCAACAATTCCCTAGAAACATATAGAATCTTGTTCCTGATTATCATTAAATTCATTGAGCCATCATGTAAATAAAAATTCATAGATTGCTTAACTATCTTTGTGGCATGAGCTAACTGCATAAGTTTGTCTTCGTAATTGCTGTAATTGCCTGACAGCACGTTATCAAAAGGTATGTCAGACAATATACCTATTAAACGGGCAGTAATTTCTTCTTTGGGCATCTCTATACTTAAAAACAAAACGTTCTTTTTGTTATAAATAAAATTAATCAAGAGTTGCAAAGAAAAAGCGGTTTTACCCATCCCTGCACGTCCGCCAATAACGATAAAATTTTTTGGCTTAAAGGTAATGGGGAATTCGTCAATTTCACGAAAACCAGCTTTAACGCCGTAAAACTCATTAGATTTGTTTTTCTCGATTAAGTCTAATAACGTTTTTACAGACTCTTCACTATTTTGAGGGTTATTGATTGTACTGACGCCCATCGATTGTAATTTAAAAAATTGCGCTTGATTCATATTAGCAATCTCTTCATATTTTAACCCCTGGGGCTTATCGCACAAACCGATTGTCGCTAAACTTTCTTTTTTCATAGCTCTTCTCATGCAAGCATCTTGTAGCAACCCAGCATAAGTTTTAAGATGCAGTGTCGATAAAGGGTTTTGTTCCAAATCTTCTAAATTTTTTTCAATTATTTCAAAATTATATTTATTCGCAACAAGTATGATTGAACCTCTTGAAACCTTATTATTGTTTGTAACTAGCTCTTTTATCGACTTAAATGCGTCTTTATGCCATTGCTCAGAGAACGTGTCCTCGTTGATAATCTCTGATATTTCATCAAAACAGCTGCCATCTCTGATTAACATCGACAGCAGTGTTTCTTCGTAAGCTTTTGTGTCTAAGCCATCTATTTGTTCATAATCATAACTCATTTACTAATATTTCCATTAAGTGTTCAGGTATTTCATCGTCGTAATCTTTTTGTAAAACTATTGTTTGAGTGCTTATTATTGTTGTTACTGGCCCCTTAAATTTATTGTTAATGATCATATTCCATCCTTTCCTAAGCATTACTTCAAAGGCATTATTTGCGCATAGATTTCTTGCCCTTAGTGCTGCTAGCTCAGTACACATTTTGCGCCAAAAGCCCTTAGTATGTAGCTTGCCATTAGATAGCCATTTTTTAATATTCACCTTGTCAATGTTGTGCTCATTATTAGCGACGCATTCCGCTAGTGCTATTTCTTTTTTCTTAAAGTTTCTAAATACAACATTTTTACGTGACGCAGTCGCTTTAAGATCTTTAAATCCTATATAT